CACTTCAACGATTTAATGAACCAACCCCGGAACATAGAATAACGTATGTTCCCCACGGAATAGACACTAATATGTTCTTTCCAATAACAGAGGGGAATAAGGATTGGGATAAATTGGTAAAACAAAGAGAAAGTGTCCGTGTAAATAATCCCAATAGATTTGTAGTTGGGTGGAATAATAGAAACATTCATCGTAAACATCCAGGTGATATTATTCTGGCATACAAAGAAATGTGTCAGTTAGTAGAAAAACACGGTGGTAATCCTGTGGATGATTGTTTATTGGTTATGCACACACAACCTATTGACCCGAATGGAACAGATTTAACGGCAGTATGCACTGAACTTTGTCCTGAATATCCTATCATCTTTAGTGATAAGACTATACCACCGGAAGAATTGAATGTTCTCTATAATACCGTTGATGTTGTTGTAAATATGGCATCAAACGAAGGGTTCGGACTCGGTACGGCCGAAGCACTTGCAAGTGGTACACCAATCGTTGTTAATGTTACAGGCGGACTTCAAGACCAATGTGGTTTTATCAATCCTACAACTGGAAAATATTTTACTGCCGATGATTATATCGAAGTAAAAACACTTCATAATAAATACGACTGGTGGCCACTCGAACATGGTGATTGGGTTAAACCTGTTTGGCCATCGAACATTTCACTTCAAGGTTCTATTCCAACCCCTTACATATTTGATGACAGAGCGGACTATCGTGAAGTTGGTATGAAACTCTATGAATGGTTTCTCACTTCAAAAGAAGAACGAGTTGCAGCCGGGTTAAAGGGTCGTGAATTTATTATGAATCCGGAAGTTGGTATGTCTCGAACAAATATGAGTGAACGTGTAATTGCTAGTATAGATAGTGCATTGGAAAACTTCACTCCAAGAAATAAATATGAATTACATTTAGTATAAGGAATAATATGAGCAATAAACCAAGTTTAGTTTTCTGTGGACCAATAACAACTCGTAGTGGATATGGAGAGCATTCAAGAGACCTTCTCACCTCTCTGTTTAAAATGGATAAGTATGATATTAAAGTTATCTCGATTAATTGGGGAGATACTCCGATGAATGCATTGGATGAAAATAATCCAGAACATAAACAAATATTAGATAATATTATACCAAGATTGACTGCCCAACCTGATATTTGGATGCAATGTACAATACCAAATGAATTTCAACCGGTTGGTAGATATAACATTGGAATTACCGCCGGTATTGAAACCGATATATGTTCGGGTGAATGGATTGAAGGGTGTAACAAAATGAATTTAATCATTGTTCCATCGAAACACGCAAAAGATGTTTTGATTAATAGTAAATACCAAAAGAAAGATAGAAAAACAAATGAACCTATTGCAAATATAGAAATTACGGTTCCCATTGAAGTATTACATGAAGGTGTGAGAACCGATGTTTTCAATAAATCAATACCTCAATCAACATCTATCCTTGAAACTTTAAATTCAATACCCGAAGAATTTTGTTATTTATTCGTTGGTCACTGGTTAAAAGGTGATTTTGGAGAAGATAGAAAAGATGTCTCTGGACTTGTATTTACTTTCTTTGAAACGTTCGGAGATACACCGAATCCGCCTGCACTTTTACTGAAAGCATCAAGTGGTGGTTTCTCAATATCAGACCGGTCAAGAACGATGGATAAAATTAATCTTATCAAAAAGATGTGTAGGAAAAAGTCATTACCCAACGTTTATTTGTTACACGGCGATTTAACCGATAACGAAATGAACTCTTTATACAATCACAATAAAGTAAAGGCATTAGTTTCTTTTACAAAGGGTGAAGGATATGGAAGACCTATTGCAGAATTTATAACATCCGGTAAACCTGTTATTGTTTCAGGTTGGAGTGGTCATGTTGATTTTGTAAATCCTGTATTTCATACGTATCTCGATGGTGAACTAAAACAAGTACATCAAAGTGCAGTTTGGGAGGGTGTAATAAATAAAGAATCATCTTGGTTTACTGTTAACTACAAAAAGGCATCAGAAACTCTAAAAGATTGTTTTAAAAATTACAAGAAGTATTTGTATAATGCAAATAAATCTATTAGTGAAATGGAAACGATGTGGTCTTATACTGCAATGCTGACAAAATTTGATTCACTATTGGAAAAATACCTGCCTAAATTTTCAGAAAAAGTAGAACTTAAACTACCAACTTTGAAAAAATTACCTTCACTAACTAAACAAAATTAAAAATGATTTCCTATACAATAACCGCGTGTAATGAAGATATGGAATTGAATAAACTTCTCCATCATCTATCGAAAACCATGAAAGATACCGACGAAATTGTTGTTCAGTTAGATTCAACAAATGTAACAAACGAAGTCAGAATTGTGGCGGATTCCTACAAGGATAAAATTCCTTTTTATAAAGTTATAGAGTTTCCTCTGAATAAAGACTTTGCCTCATTTAAGAATAACTTAACAAAACATTGTTCTAAAGAATGGATATTCAACATCGATGCCGATGAAATGCCATCCGGAGACCTCATGGAGTTTATACATGAAGTATTGTCTGTAAATAACGATGTAGATGTTATTTTTGTTCCCAGATGGAATGCCGTTGAAGGAATAACCGAAGAGCATATCCAGCGATGGGGATGGCGTATTGATGAATTTAGTAGAGTAAACTGGCCTGATTATCAGATGAGACTTTACAAAAATAAACCAGAAATTAAGTGGGTAAATAAAGTACACGAACACTTAGACGGATATTCTAAATATTCGGCATTACCATCGGAACGTGAGTATTGTTTGTTTCACAACAAAACAATAGAACGTCAAGAAAAACAAAATGAATTTTATAGTGAAATTAACTAAGAAAAATTAAATGAAAACAATTCCTTTATTCAAAGTATTTATGTCACCAAATACAGGCGACCGAGTAAAAGAAGTCCTACATTCGGGATTCATCGGTCAAGGTGAAAAAGTTGAAGAATTAGAACGAGACCTTTCAAGATTTTTTAGAATAGATAAATCTAGAATTTTAACATTTAACTCCGCTACATCGGCGGAACACCTCGTTTATCATCTATTGAAATCACCGGCAACCTTAACGATAGACCATGTTTTTGGACAAGATACTGCACAGGAAATATTTAATTGGCCGGGTATTCAAGAAGGTGATGAGGTATTGACAACACCATTGACTTGTACCGCCACAAATTGGCCTATTTTAGCAAATGGAATTAAATTACGATGGGTGGATGTTGACCCAACAACTATGAATATTTCGTTGGAAGATTTGAAGACGAAATTATCTGAGAAAACTAAAATAGTAACCGTTGTTCATTGGGGTGGTTATCCAGTTGACCTTGTTCAACTAAAGGAAATCCAAAATGAATTTTATAGGCAGTACGGATTTAAATTTATGATTGTTGATGATTCTGCCCATGCATTTGGTTCTGAACTTGACGGTGAGAAGATAGGAAACTTTGATACTATCTCAACATTCTCTTTACAGGCAATAAAACATATAACATCTGTTGATGGTGGATTTTGGGTTAACCCATATCGAGAATTAAATTCACGTGGTAAACTACAAAGATGGTATGGAATTGATAGAGAAGGCCCAAGAACTGATTTCAGATGCGAAAATGATATTGCAGAGTGGGGATTTAAATTTCACATGAATGATGTATGTGCAACGGTTGGTATCGAGAACTTAAAACATATTGATTCCATCGTTGGTAAACATAATTCTAACGGTCAATACTACAACAATACTCTCACAAATGTTCCGGGGGTAACTTTATTGGAAAACTCTCCAAGAAAAAAATCGGCATATTGGTTATACACGATGCGGGTAGAAAATAGAGACCAATTTATGAGATATATGTCGGAATGTGGCATCGTAACGAGTAGAACTCACGAACGAAATGATAAACACACGTGTGTTCGAGAATTTATAGAACCGTTACCAAATGTTGATATTGTAACAAAGGATATGATTTGCATTCCTGTTGGTTGGTGGGTGACAGATGAAGATAGAGAATATATTGTTGATTGCATTAAACGGGGGTGGTAATGTACACACATAAGAATGGTATAACATTAACTAAAATTAGAAGAGATCATTTAGACTTATTACGGGATTTAAAAAATAAATCATGGGCATCGACCCATAATATTAAATTTTTGAATGAGGACGACCAAGAAAAATGGTTTAATAAACTCGACGATACACGTAATTTATTTCTAATCGCGGGTGCCACTAACCAACCTCGTATCGGATTGTATAAGATTCAAAATATAGACTGGATGAATAGAAAATACGATTCGGCCCATGATGTATTTGAAAAATATCGCGGCAAAGGATATGGTAAACTAATATTGGAGGCCGGTGTTGATTTTGGATTTGAAGTATTGAATATGAACCGTATAGATACTGAAATACTCAGAAATAATATCAAAAGTATTTCTAATGCAAAATACGCCGGGTTTATAGAAGAAGGGGTTAAACGTAAAAGTATCTATAAATGTAGAGAATATGTTGATAGTATAGTATGTGGGATATTACGAGAGGAGTGGGAGTGTTTAGACCGAGTAACCAATTATGGTTCAGTTTGTAATAAAAATTATGAGTTAGGTTGAAAAAATGAAAGTTGCAAAAGTTCTAGCATTTTATTTCGGAAATAGAAGACTATATCCACACAATAAAGAAGGTGTTATACAACTTCTAAAACGTCAAATCGAATCCCACAAAAAAATACAACCCGGTGTACCAACCGATTTAATTTTAGTTAACCATGATACTGGGGATGTTGAAGTACGTGAACTCCTGTCTCAATATGAAGGAATGGAAATAAATGGTGGGGTTGTAAGAATACTTCATCGTCCAAGAATAAGTTTTGATTTGAGTATGGGATCATTTAAATATGCTTTCTATGTATTACAAAATGAGTACGATTACTGGTTTTTCTGTGAAGATGATGTAGAAACGATAAAGGATAATGTTGTGATTGACATGATAACCCTTTTAAATTCAGATAGTAGAATTGGGTTTGTTGCTGCCTGTGATTACCGGAATTATAATATACACCACTATATCACAGAAGATGGGTTTATACGTGGAACCGGAGTTGATGCACCACACGCACACGGTGGGATAGGACTAACATCTACAAAAATAATAAGAGATGTGTCTCAAAAAATATCATCGTATTTAAGTACCCCAAATATAGATTCGTATATTAATGGGGTAAATTCTACTACACTTTTGACGGAATCATACGAAAATGAAAATACCCATGAAATAAATTTTACGAACGATTTTATTAAGGCAGGGTATGAATTAAAATCTTTTAGTGACGGAACAAATTTTTTACATATACGAGAAAATATCACACTATGACATATACTAATCCGGATATAGAATCATCATACCGAGAAAATAACTTAGGAAAAACAATTTATGAAACTGTTTTAGAATTAAAACCAAATATCGTAATTGAATTTGGATGCCTATATGGATATTCCACCGTTGCAATAGCAACAGCACTAAAAGATTTAGGTGACGGTAAATTAATTTGTTATGATTTATGGGATGCGTATGAATATAAACACACAACACTATCACAAACTCGTCAGAACATAGAAAAATATGGATTAACACAATATGTTGAGTTTATTAAGAAAGATTATAACGAATGGTTGGATTCACCCGAACAATTTGATTTATTACATCTTGATATTTCAAATACGGGTGATACTATACTGAAAACATACGAGTCACTCAAACATTTTGTAAACTCTGGATCCGTTATTTTATTTGAAGGCGGTTCAGAAGAAAGAGACAACGTTGAATGGATGATAAAATATTGTGCAAGACCAATAAACTCTGTAAAAGATATTGTAAATTATGAGATAATAAATCCAGCATTCCCTTCACTTTCAATTATTAAAAATGGATAAATCAGAAATAACAGTTGTAATAGTAAGTTATTATAGGGCAAACAGATTGAAACGGTGTTTAGATACATTACGTGATATACCAAATATTATTGTTTGGGATAATAATACGACGGGAGACGAGTTAGAAAAAATACAACAATATCAATCCGAATACACCAACGTAAAATTTATATTCAGTCCAACAAATGTTGGATTAACAACGGCATGGAATCGGGGTATAATAGAAAGTAAAACAGATTGGGTTCTTTTAACGTGTGATGATATGTTATTCGATGAAGATTGGTTTGATGTTCTAACCGATATACATCAAAAGAAACCTCATCTGGAACAAATACATTTGAATGCATGGAACGCAATAGTATTTCATAAGAAAACTATTGCAAGAATGGGGTGGTGGGATGAACGATATAGATATTATCCGAGTATGGAAGATGATGACTGGTATCTACGAACCGTCGAGGAACTTGGATATTCGCCGTATGGTACTTATGCAGAACATATACCGTTTCCACAATCGTATCTCGATACCATAAAACCATATATTGATAGAAAACGAGATTTGTTTGATAGAGAAGATAATTTTACATATTACTGTAATTCAATACATTCGACCCATAAAATTATTGGAAAGTCAACTATAACCGGTCAAGAGGACGACGCTGGTAGTAGAAACAATGGCGGTGGTAGCATGGACAGAGGAAATAATTTATCAGGAGTTGAATTTCATCATATTAAATGGGAACCGATTGGTGATGCAAATAGATTAAATGAGGATGGTATTCTGTTGGCAAAAGATGGTAGAATATGGAAAAGAAAAATGGATGAATTAGACTTCTATCCCGAAGTACGGGCAGAGTATGCAATGAAATATTTTGGAGTTGAACTATGAGATATGAAAAACCGTGGATGTCAGATACAGAAATATCCACCATCACAAAATATTTAAATAAAAATGATATTATGTTGGAATGGGGATCCGGTGGGTCAACAAACTACTTTCCACAATTCGTTGATAGATATTATTCAATAGAACACGATAAAAATTGGTATAATGAAATATCCGGTGGTGTACCAACGAATGTTATATTTAATTTAGTCCAAGTTGATGAGAACTTAACAGACCCAACACAAAAGCACCAAGTTAAAACATATATTGATTTTGTTGATACACTCGGTGTTCTAAAATTTGATAAGGTCTTAATAGATGGTAGAGGACGTGGGTGGTGTGCGGAAAAAATAGTACCATACTTACATGAAGATAGTATTGTATTTATACATGACTACTGGCAAAGACCACAATACCATGTTGTAGAAAGATGGTTTGATGTGATTGACTATGTTAAGGATGGCCAAAGTTTGGTGGTTTTAAAAATGAAAAAACATTTGTTACAGAATAATAAAGAATCTATGAAAATTTCTATAATACAACCAAGTCGAAATAACTTAAAATATTTAAAATGGTCTTATGATTCTATTCGTAAAAATCAAGGAAACCATTTGGTTGAAATTTGTGTTGCCGATGATTTCAGTAATGATGGAACATGGGAATGGTGTTTAAGTAAAATGAAGGAAGATTCAAACTTCAAAGCAATTCGTAACAACGGGCCAAGTCGTATTGGTCATACTATATTGTATGATAAACTCATTAACGAAGTTGCCACCCATGATATTTGTATGATATACCACGCAGATATGTACCTTTGTCCAAATGCTTTGGATGAAATTCAAAAATATATTGGTGATAAAAAAATTGTATCTCTTACAAGAATAGAACCACCATTACATCCGGATGGTCCGGAAAAGGTTTTATCTGATTGGGGAACCGAACCAGAAGATTTCAACGAAGATAACTTTCTAAATTGGTTTAGTTCATCCTTTGTTCCGAAGAATGAGCAACCAACGTCAGGAGTATTTGCACCGTGGGCATTTATGAAATCAGATTTTCAAGAAATCGGTGGTCACGATAAATTATTCGCACCACAATCTAAAGAAGATTCTGATATATTCAATAGATTTCAATTAAACGGTGTGCAATTCATACAAACGTGGGGAGGTTATGTGTATCACATGACTTGCCGTGGAAGTCGGTTTAATCCAACACTAACAACGCCGGGTACAAATAGCAAAGAATGGGAAGAACAAAATCTTCGTTCTACAAGAAACTTTATTCGCAAATGGGGACACTTTGTTAAACACGACGAATATATGAAACCTATAATTCCAAGTAAATATAACATTGGATTTGTTGTTAAAAACTGCACACTAACCTCGTTATCTTATTTGGAATTATTCTGTGACAGTATTTACACCGATACTACTGAATCGGAAATCTCAAAATACATTTCAGATGAACAGAAAAATACCACGTTCAATTTATCAGAACGGATATTTCATGTAAATGAATTTGAGAGAGGTACTCCCCAAACCGATATTGTGGTTTATGTTGACGCCGGGAAATTACAAAATGGCAGTCAAGAACTTGAAATAATACAGAATTTATCACAGATATTAGATTCCGAAGAATTGGAAGTTGGTTCGTATGAATTGGGTTCGTTAAAAGTGGTTGTCAACATCATAAAAACATACGAAAAAGAACTTATTTTTATTAAAAACAAATGATGTATTTGAATTAGTTTCATATTTATATGTATGACATCTAAAAATTTAATCGGAGAACAATATGCATGAAGTTGCAACTAAACTCATCGAAATACACAACCAATTAAAATTCTTTCATTGGCAAACAACATCATACGCTCGTCATCAGGCATACGGTGGAACGTATGATGCTTTAACTGGACTCATAGATAATTTCGTTGAAATTCTCATGGGAAAGTATGGAAGAGTTCCTGCCTTGCCTATGAAAGTGTACAACCGTAACGAAAAAGATTGTATGACATTTATTGATGAAACCATTTCATTTTTTATTGGTATGAGTAGTATGTTGAATCCACAAACAGATTCAGACTTACTTAACATACGTGATGAAATGCTTGGTGAGTTCAATAAACTAAAATATTTATTAACATTAAAATAAAGGTGACGTATGAGTACCAACGAAAATACAAACGAAAAGACATCAGGTCTCGGAGATACTATTGCAAAAATTACAAACGCGTTAGGAATCGATAAACTTGTAGAAGCAACAACAAAGGCAGTCGGTAAATCAGACTGTGGTTGCAAGAAAAGACAACAAAAATTAAATGAGATGTTTCCATATAAAGATAATTCCTAAGAGAATCGAATGGCTATAAAATTATCAACAATGGTTAAACGTATATTGGGATCAAAAAGTAAATCACTTCCGGCAGCCGGAGTATTGGTTGTAACCGATTCTGGTGAAGTTCTACTCACAAAACGTTCTTCATCTGCCCATTATCTGGCGGGATGTTGGTCTGTACCGTCTGGTACACTTGATAGTGCAGATGGTGAATCGGTTGAATTGTGTGCAAGACGAGAATTTTTTGAAGAAACAACTCACATGATTCCACAGACCGACGTTTTATTTTTCGTGGATAAGTATGAAAGTGAAGATAAGACTTATTTTCTATTCCTATACAGAACACCACAAAAATTCAATATACGAATAGACTTTGAACACGATGATTGGGGTTGGTTTAATATAGATAATCTTCCCCAACCCCTTGCACCACAAATACTCGATGGTATTTCCAAGTTAGATGATATTTATTAACATGAAGAAAAAAATAACATATAACGAAGTTAAAGATGCAGACTACCTCTTAAAAATGATGGAAGATGTTTTTGGTCATCGAGTAACAACGTGGAGTCCGAAAGATACTGCAAGATTACATAACAAACTCAATCAACCCACGTCGGATAAAGAACGTGAAGAGTATGTTAAAGTAGTCGAACCTCTTATGAATAGAAAATCACTTATACCAAAAAAGAAAGATAGATATTTGGATTCTTTTTTAGATTTAGATACTCGTGTATCTCAAAAAGATTTTGAACCGGAAACTGATCCAGATGCCGATGAATTAAATAGTATGCTAGGTGTGGATTTAACTTAACCAACCACGGAGAATTTGATGCAAGACCTTAAAACTTTTGTAATAGAAGAAATTAAAACAAAACTCGAAGAAACTATGAGTCGTAATAATATAGTTAAATCGAGTAAAGATTTATATGAGGCGGTAACTCTTTCACAAAAGGCAAAAAAAGAAAACAATCCCTCTAAGATAAAATTATCAGAAAAGGCAGTAAAATATGCCGAGAAAAAGTTATTAGAACACTATGATGAATATGAACAAGGATGTGATTGTGGTGAAGGTGAAGGTAAAATGTTACAAGCACAACTTATGTCTATAATGGATAACACACAAAAATTGTTGAGCATGATTGATGAGAATGATCAGTTTGAAGATTGGATTCAATCGAAAATAACAATCGCGGAAGATTACATGAGAGTTGCATATAGTTATATGGCATATTACAATGAAGGTCAAGATATGGAAGTTGACAGAATGGATATGGACGATTGGGTAAATACAATGAAAGATGGATCACAACAAATGAATATTGTTTCTATGACCGGAGTTCCTGACTATAACGATGCACTTTCTCCCGATATTGATGACGATGAAATATTTGAAAACAAAAAGATGAAAAAATGAAAGATACAAATAAACAATTAACGTTTATGTTGCACAAAAATTGGAATTTTTTATACAACGGAAAAAATTTAAAGTTAGACCAAAAAGAACTTGATAATTACAGAGAACTCTCTTTATCAGAAGACGATATAAAAGTATTGATGTATTCTTTTTTAACAAAAGAATCATTTTATGATTTTAATGAATCCCACGGTAATCTAAATATTCATTGATTATTAAAATAAATTAATTTGGAAAATTCAAAAAAAATTCGTATATTTGTTTCGTTCAATTTATACACAATAATAGTTTTATGAGGAAACTTCTTATCCAAAAAATTCGTGAAGGTCAATTTGACCAATCGAAGTCTATTCAAAAAGAAATTGATAAATTAATTTCTACCAACAAGAAAGCCCAAAAAACAATTCAAAAAATGCACAAGGATGATAAAAGAACATTCAACGATGCAATGTCACGGGAGTTTAGGGCATACTCACTTAACATGAGAAAGTTATTGGAAAAGAAATATAAAGATGAAGAAACCAAATTAAATAATCTTCGTAATGAATTTAGAAAGTTATTTAAAGTTGATGTTTGGGATGAAGTTCTTTGGAATCCTGAATATGAGTTTGATACCGTTGAAGAATTTTTTGATTGTGTAAAATTATATGTAAGGAAGAATTATGCTTAAATCTATATTTGATTTTATTTTAACAGGAATATCTGTTATACTAACATACGTAGTTTATTTTATCGCATCCTTCGTAACTACCTTCGTAGTTGGAGTACCGATTGGATTGGGGGTTAGGGTTGTAATAGATGCCGTTAATATGTTGTACAATAGATTTATGGTGTAATATGCCAACCTACGATTTTAAATGTGAATGTTGTGGTGAAATATATGAGTACATTGTTCCGTTTACTACGTCCGTTCCAGAAATGTGTGTATGTAAACGAGAAAAATGTAAATGTGATGACCAGAGTTGTAAATTAACTAAAGTAGAATCTTTCGGCTCCTCTAAACCAATCCTCAAGGGTAAAGGATTCTACGAAACAGATTATAAAAATAAAAAATAAGGAATAAACATGGAAAACAAATCCTACCCCCCGTTTCGTACAGGAAAAAATATTCAAATAAAAATGACACCACAGATGGGGGTGATTGACTGTGGATATAAACATTTGATTCGTTCGTTTGGTCAACCAACTTTTAGTAGAGATTCCGGTGATGAATTTGATGGAGTTGAAAAGATTGCCTGGCATATTCAATTTGAGTCGGGTGAGTGTGTTAGAATAAGTGATGTTCGTTCATTTGGTGCAACAAGTGATGATTACACAACAACTACAAATTGGAGAGTCAATACACACAGTAAATCCGCCTATGAATGGATTAAAGAAGCAATTCGTGATGCAAATCCAAACGCATAATTCAAAAGGAAATTAAACCATGATACAACCCATTGTTATGTATAGTTCGGCACACAATGTGCTAAAAACTAAAACCAAACCTTCAAATATACAAGATGATAAAGAATCTCTGATTGAATTGATTTTCAACATGAAAGAAACCTTATCTTCTGTTGGTGGATTGGGATTGGCGGCAAATCAAATCGGTAGAGACGAATCGGTTTGTATTGTTAAGTTTGGGGATGAGATTATTTCTATGATAAACCCAACCATAACCAAAAAGTTTGGTGAGGAAAAAATTTCAATAGAAGGATGTTTATCTTTACCAGATGTAACCACAAGACTTACTCGTAGTGAAAAGATTGAAGTTACATTTGTTAATCCCGATAAAAATTGGGAAGAAGAAACGTTACAAGTTGACTTTCCAAATTCTGTTATAGTTCAGCATGAAGTTGACCACTTAAACGGAATACTTATGATTGATTATCTTTCTCCGTTTGAACGAAATCTTATCTCTACAAAGTTAAAACGCATAACGAGAGGGAATACAGAGATAAATTATGTTGGTATGATTTGGAGGCATTCTCAACGTTCTTGGTCGTTAGTTGGTCCATATATGAAACTGATTGAGTTTTATAATCAAAGAACGCCTACCACGGAAGAAAATACGGAAGAAGTTTTAGAAAGTGAAGTAAAAACTGAATAATAACCCATAGTTATTTCCAAGACAGGTGATTAACACATTCAAGGAGATAACATGGCGAAACTAAAACAAGACCTTTCAAAGAAAAAACGAGAGGCAAAACCAAAGAAAACAAGACAAGGTTCTTCAATGAATACGAAGTATGCAAATACTCCAAAGAATAAGGCAAAGAAGAAATATAGAGGTCAGGGTAAATAAAAATAAAAAGGAAACTTCGGTTTCCTTTTTTTATTTTTTATGTTTAAATCTATATTTATAGATATGTAATTATACAGAGAGATTATCTATGAACTATGATAAATTGAAAGGGTACATACCGGCATCGGTTCTTACACAGATACCAGACGTTATAACCAAATTTGAAATAAATACCCCGTTAAGACTTGCACATTTCCTATCACAATGTTCCCACGAAAGTGGGGGGTTTAAGTTAACAACCGAAAATTTAAACTATTCCGTTGCTGGTCTAAAGACGGTGTTTGGAAAATACTTTAAACAAGAAGGACTTGCTGAGGCGTATGCAAGAAAGCCAGAACTAATTGCCTCTCGTGTTTATGGTAATAGAATGGGTAATGGTGACGAAGGTTCACGTGAAGGATATAAATTCCGTGGAAGAGGATTTATACAATTAACCGGAAAATCTAACTATATGGAATTTGATAAATTTGTAGATGAGAATGTAATAGTAAATCCGGACCTCGTTGCTACAAAATACCCATTACTATCTGCCGCGTGGTTCTTTCATAAGAACAAAATAAATTTGGTATCAGATAGAGGTTCGAGTGACACAGTAATAGAATCAGTAACACGTTGTGTAAACGGCGGCGTAAATGGATTACAAGAACGTAAAAAATATTTTAGAATATATTACCCACTAATTTCCTAAAAATATGAAGATGAAAATTAAAAGACGATGTGATTTAAAAGAAGATTATCATTCTTTGATGTCATGGAAACCTGAGAAAATTCATGAAGCCTCGGTGATGAAGCCGGAGTACGGTGAAGGATCTCAATTTTTTTATAAAGGTGGAATACCTTTTTTAGATTCTAAGGGTTACGGTGAAGGTGAAATTTTTATCGTAACAAAAACAAAAGATAAAGTTGATATTGCCAAAAAAACAAAAGACAATCCTCTTAAAAAAACAATAAAATCCATGAGTGACGGTAAAACTTATACGTTATCTGGAGGAATTGTATCTTTTAAAGAATACTTTAATCATATCAAACCGGGTTCTTCGATTCAACCAAAAGGTGAAGATTGGGAATCATTGATTGTTGTTGCATATAACAACAAAAAAGAAGGACCAGAGTGGAATAGGGCAAAGAAATTTTGGGAAGAATATGGAACTGAAGCAAAAACATTGGCTAAAAAGATTTCGAGAGTGGTTTCCTCTAAAGAATTAAAACAACTCGGTTCATCAACTGCAAATTTGAGACCAGATTGGACAGGTGTTGATAAAACTCCAAAAACAGATATTTTAGGTGACATCGAACATATATCATTGAAAAAGGCAGGTGGTTCTCAACTAATAAGTGGCGGTGATAAAGAAATAAAGGCAACATTTAATGCCGCCATTAGAACAATGTGTGATGACGTTGCAACACCCGTTTTTAAATTTATCAATGAATTAGAAACCAAAATGGGTAAATTGAATTACGATGGAACTATAAATGCACTCGAAAAAATATCCAGTAGTGGTAAAAAATTAACCCCATCTGAAATAGAGACTATAAAAAAATATAACGAAATGAAGTTAAATCACCAGGAATTAACAAAAGATTTAAGTAAAATATTTGATGATATGGAATTTAAGAAAATCTTTTGTTTCGAGGCTGCAACCGGTAACTCAAAATTTGCAGACGATAGGGCGATTGCAAACGTTCTTATAGAGTTTAATCCAGATAAAGGGGAGATAACGAAAAACCTACCGATGAGAAATATAGAAGATGCAACTTATCTTGCACAACATAACAAATTTTATTTTTCATTCAAGTCAAGTGGAACTAAACCTTACACCGTATTAAGAACCACAAATTTATCAAAAAAACAATTAGCCGGTGAATCAACTAGTAGAGTCAAATTAGAAACTCTTTCTGAAATAATCGAGAGTGAGATTTCAAAAGTTAGTCCGAAAATATCGGAATACTTAAAAGAAAGTTATTCATCTAGTAATTCTATTCTAAAGGAATGGGAAACATTCACAAAACTATTTGATAAAATAAAGGGTTTACCCGAAACGTCTGTTGAAAAATTAAAATCTATTTATAACTCAATAATGGAAAGAGTAAAAAATTCTTTGGATATAATACGAAAACTTGGTAAAGATATGTTTAACGGGATAATGCATTTTCTTGGATTAGAAGTCGATACCATAAGTATCGAATCATCTGGTTCATTTCCATTGATTTAAATTTATTATGTTAGATTCATTTTGGAATAGTTTAGAGTTGGAAGATATATCGGATTTAAATTATTCGGTATATGAACCATATTTATCAGAAGAACAACGAGATACTGTAATTCAAAAATTAGATTGGGTAATATTCAAACTATACAAAATTAGAGACCAACGAAAATTTGATTATGATACCGTGGTTGCTTTAAAAAACAAAATAAAATATAACCAATGTTCTTTAACGAGTAGAGGAGTTGAATTTTTAAACTCTATAACAACTGATTTAAAAGAAGACCAATTTTAATATGATTAAATTAAAAGATATATTACTTGAGAAAGAAGAATACAAACCTATAAAGCACTTACTCTACAATAGAGATTTGTCTTATCAGGTTCAAGATACTATTTCCTATCTAGAACAACACGGTGGTAAAGTTCTATTCCTCACAACATCTACTCGTTATCCGTTCAATACCGGTACAAACAAGGGTGGTGTATCGGTTGAGATGCCAAAGTCAACTGTACTTGCACATTTTATAAAAGATTCCATAAAGAATAAATCTACTATTATTGATGTACCGACCGTAAAAATACATCCATGTGAAGGCAATGTTTCTCACAAAGATGGAAATCATTGTGGGGTTCTTGATTCTATGTTAAAGGATAAACGGAAAAATCCAACGGGCAATCATAGATGTTGGGCATCTCTTAATCACAAAGACGACGAACTATGGAAAATTTCAAAAGAATTACTTGAGGCAGATACCGTTATATTTTTCTCGTCAATCAGATGGGGTCAAACAAATGCAGAATATCAAAAGTTAATTGAAAGATTAACTTGGATTCAAAATAGACATTCAACATTAAATGATAAAAATGTTGTTGAGGGAAAAAATGCCGGGTTTATTTGTATAGGTCAAAACTGGAATGGTGCAGATGTTGTTGGTACACAGAAGAAAGTGTTAGACTTCTTTGGATTTCAAACACCAAGTAATTTATTTTGGAACTGGCAGTACACCATAGATTCTTTGGATGAAACACAGGAGTCATATAAAAAAGCACACGACCAATTCCACATTGATTTAGGTATTCCATTCGAGGAAAAAAATGATTAAACTACAATCACTACTAACAAACATATACAATTATTTCTACGATGGAACTTCTATACATGAAGTTAGTGGAGATTGTAATTGTGTTGAATCATATTCTATGTCACCGGCTAAATTAGAAGAAACAATCTTATATCATACCCGTAAAAATAAACCAATAACAGAAAATGTGTACCGACCAAATTCCGATTCGTTCTTTTCTCTACTCAAAGAAGTCAGAGAAAGATTTGACGGTGGTACACTAACACTATCAGGAATAGACCGCGAACTATATGAAACAACAGATATTGGTAAGTTTGGATGTTTCAATGAAGCAGTTGTTCCTTTAGACTTACCGATGGAATATGTAACGGAAACTCTTTCAGAATTAGATTATCGTGGTAAGAAAGTAAAACTAAACAAACCTATGCGTGGTGGAAGTAAAAAGTATTACGTGTACGTTAAAAGTAAATCGGGTAACGTAAAGAAAATATCGTTTGGTGATACTACCGGGTTATCTGCAAAAGTATCTAACCCCGACGCGAGAAGAAGTTTTGCCGCAAGACATCAATGCGATAAAAAGAAAGATAAAACCAAGGCAGGATATTGGGCGTGTAGAATCAATCGTTACGGACACCTATTTGGGGGGAAAGTGTATGGAGGTTATTGGTGATTAAACTTAAAAACATATTGAATGAAAGACAGTCAGATTCTCGTTACACCCAGGTGGGTTCAGTCATGGGGGATAAGGCCGCCGAAGAATTGGATGCGATGATAGAACCGTGGTTGTATAGATCCAATCCAAAATCTGCCGAATATTTCTATAAAAATTTTAAGAAATTTAAAAAACTTAAAAGTAAATTACCACAAGTATTTGCACCAAAAACGCCAAATGGTACACTTCTATTTAGAGGACTTAAAAAACCAAGTGGTGAATTGAAGAAATTTTTACTGACGGCCAAATCAAATAAAGAAAAATTTGAAAAGATGAAAATAGGTGGAGACGTTTGGTACAAATACAAGAAGCCTATAAANTACACACCACATTTGAAATGTCAAAGTTGGACTTCAAGTAGATTAGAGGCATTAATGAACTTTACGTATGATTTGGCACATACATTTGACAGTCCATTCCAAGTTGCCCTATGTACTGTNCAAGATGATTCTTTCTTATTCAATAGTGATTATTTCAGTAAAATATTTGGCTCCGATGAATCAGAGATAATCCACGTTGGCACCGAATATTCAAAGCCGGTTTACTTGATGGTCAGCTGGGGAAACAGATAATGATTAACCTCAAAAACATATTGAATGAAGATTCGGACGTTGGTCAAGATTTCTTGATGTCAGATGAATATCGGGAGATGTATAAATACTTGAAGAAGTGGGTTCAGAAATCAACTCCTGAAGTCGCTGATTACCTGTATAAAAACTTTGCAAAATATAAAAAGTTAGTTGCAGATGCACCGGCAAATTTCGGAATCCAAAAGAGATTTGTTCCGGAAACTCCAAATGGAACAACCTTATACAGAGGACTTACCAAACCAAGCAAAGACCTTATAAAATTTGCAAAAGAAGCAAAAGGGAAAAAAGAAAAATTTGAAAAGATAATTTTGGGTGGAAGAATTTGGTACAAGTATAATACACCAATAAAGTACACACCAAATTTGAAATGTCAAAGTTGGACATCAGATGGTATGACTGCATCACAAGTCTTCACATCACATATATCAATGAGAGAAGGAAAATATAAATTTAGAGTAATGATGTGTACCGAACAAGATGATAATTTTTTGTTTAACAGTACCTTTCTTTCCATTATTAATATTGATGAGGAAGAAATAATTCACTTTGGAAAAGAATATCCAAAAGGAGTTTATTTAATGATTGCATGGGATGAGACTAGATAATTGGAGATGATGTTGATTAAACTAAAAGACATATTGAATGAAGATATTCGTGACTGGTTCGGTAAGGGTAAAACCGGTGGTATTGGTGGCGGTGGTTGGGATAGATACGGAACATCAGGGCAAAGACTTGGTAAGTGTGGAGAAGGTAAACCAGGGGATCCATACGCCGCTTGTTTATCACGTGAGAAGGCACAGAAGCTAGGGCGTAAAGGAATAGCGGCATTCGTCAAACGTAAACGTGCCGCCCAAAAACGGTCCGGCGATGCAAAGAAAGGTGGGGAGTCTAAAAAGGGTCAACGCCCTGTTAAGGTTAAAACAGGTGCCTCTGAATCAATCATACGGGAATTTAAATTGTTCTTAGAACGAAACATACCAACCGATAAATCAAAATGGTCATACTATAAGTCACAGGCAAAGAAAAAGTTTGATGT